TTTTGTATCCCTGCTCTTTGGCAATCTTGGCTATTTTGTCCTTTTCTCCAATCGGCACAATAACCGGGATTCTGTCGTAGTTTTTCTCATTGTACTTATTCTTCGCCCTTGTGCTTGGCTTTCCTGCTTTTTCTTCCGCCACGTCCGCTCTCCTTTCTGTGCTACAAATTCCTGACTTTGTGGCACAATTCTTTTATTTGATTCTACCACACTTTTACTACTTGCACAAGTATACAGTTTGCACAACTTTTATTTATACTTGTGCAAGTATTTTTGTGTATTATTCCGGGTTGCTTTTATACTTGTGCAAGTATATAATAGAATCATCAAGAGGAACACAACAACAAATTTTCTTATATATGGAGGTATTCACAATGGAAAGAACACTTGAAACAATCGCTATCAATTCAGCTTTAACAATCGTCAGACTTAAAGGCGAAACAAAATTTAAACATCCACTCGGCTATACCGCCCCTTGGGGATACTGCTTTAAGCACCCGGAAAAAGGCTACTTTGCTTTTGAGGGCGAAACTTCCCCATATATCCCTTGCGGTGGTAGAAAGGCTCTTGTTTCTATCATGGAGCAAGGCGGATTTCTCAATTTTGATAACGCCGTTTGGCTTCAACCGCTTACCCAAGCATAAGAAAAAACGCCCCAAGGCTTTAAATGAGCCAAGGGGCGTTTTGAGTTGTTCATATTCTCTTTTATTCTGCTTCTTTAAGTTCCGGCAATTCCGCCACGTCAAGCAAAGGAAAAACCTGTACGCCCTGCTGCTTATTCTCAATATAGGTCGTAAGGTTGCCGTTTGTTTCCCATTTCTTTTTAGCTTCCGCCAATACCGCTTCCGCAATGTTTACCAACTGCTTTTCTGTAAACAGGATTCTAATAACACTCGGTAAGTGCGTGTATAACTTCGCCACTACGTCCGACAACTTAATAATGCCTGTGCCGGCCCCACACTCTCCCTCTGCGTCTGTTACCAATTTTACCGCAATCTGCTTTAAAATTTTGGTCTGTCCTGTCTTGATTAAGTAAATAATCAATGCTACCACAAGGGCAACCAATAACACGGAATCCCAATTAACAAGTAACCATTTTAAAATCTGCATAATTCTTTACCTCCGTTATGTGTCCGAATCGGTCTATTTTACATCTGCTTTATCCACCCAACCGTAAACGCCTTTGCCGTCCTGTGAGATTAAGTGGTAAGGGTGTGTACCCTTGGTATTAAGTGCCGTAACCTTACAAGCACTTACTACGTCCTTATGTACTGCTGCCTGCTTCGCCGTAGAGGACTTATAAACCGGTCCCCCTGTAAATGTTACGGTGTCGCCCTTTTCAACGGTTGTAGGGTCATTCTGTGCGGTTGTGGATACCTCTTTTACGGAATCTGCATTAACCCAACCGTAAACGCCTTTGCCGTCCTGTGAGATTAAGTGGTAAGGGTGCGGACTTCCGGGATTGGTTGCCGTTACCCTGCACTTACTTGTTACGCCCTTTGTATAGGTCGCATTTTTCGCCATAGAGGACTTATAAACCCCTCCGCCTGTAAATGTTACGGTGTCGCCCTTTTCGACCGAATTTGAGCCGTCCTGTGGCTTTGTGGGCGGTGTCTGTGGGGTTGGCTCTTCCTTTCTCTCAATGTCCGCTAAATCACTTGCCTTTACGGCTTCGTATACGCTATTTCTGCGGTTTGCGTATTTGCCTAACTTGGAATCATCTTTTAAGGCGTATTCGTGGATTTCTTCAAGTCCTACCTTTTCAATTCCTCCAAGTGCTTCCGCTGCCGTTTCTGCAATCTTCTTACTGCCACCGCTTCCGCCTTGGTTTTCAAGGTCTGCATAGTACGCAAGTGCCTTTAAGGAAACAATACCGACCTTTACGCCGTTTTTGACATAGCGTGTTATATCTTCGTCCGCTAAATCGTCCTGTGCTTCCTTGCCCTGCGGTGTGGAAAGCAATTTAGAAATTGCCTTTGCTTCCTCTTCGGTTGCTGCTCTTACCTGTTTATCCCATGCTTTCGGACTACTTCCGGCAATCTCGGTATAGAGTGCTTCCCCTAAAATCTCCTTTGCCTGCTCCTGGTCCTTATTTACAATGGTCTGCAAGAGGGGCAACGCACGGCCCCAATAGGCGTTCCATTGGCATTTACCTACGCTCATGCCGTGGTCGTTGTCGTTTCTGTTTACGCTCCCATAGTTGCCCTCCTGCGAATAGATAATACCACTTGCAACCTTAACAACCTTTTTAATCTGTGCTGCCGTTACTGCCATAGTCTACCTCCTATACTCTCTTTGTGTACGCAAGGCTTATATAGCCTGCACCGCTCTTTAACTTGCCCCAAGTGGCGTTACCGCTCTTTACTTCGTCTACGATTGTGTATACCTCGCCCTGCTTTACTGTGGTTGCGATTCCGTAGCCTGTGCCGGGACCCTTTCGTACATTCAGTACATCCGCCGTAACCTTAACCTTGTAACTTCCTGTATTCTGTGCCGGGGTTGTGGTCTGCGTAACCTTTCCGTCCGTCAGCTTCTCCGTGTAATCAAGGCTTATGTATCCTGCACCACTCTTTAACTTACCCCAAACGGTGCTACCGTTCTTGGCTTCGCCTACAATGGTGTATACTTCGCCTTTCTTTACCGTGGTAGCAATACCGTAATTTGTACCCGGACCCTTGCGGACATTTAAAGTACCTGTTGTGATTTTGACTTTGTAGCCGTCCACGGTTTGCGTTTTGGTATCCTCCTGCGGTTTTTCTAAGGTAACAGTTCCGCCCATAGCCTTTTTAATATCCTTGCGGAATTGTGCCATAGCAAGACCCTGCTTATTCCAAATATGCTCTACGTCGCCGTGATTGCTTGCAATCCCTCTCTTGTGACCCTCTGCATGGGAAATAATAACGCCGTCCGCCAAAGGGTCAAGATTATATAGTTTGCAAAGGTACGCAAACAGTTCTACCGCCGTCTGATAGGTCTTTAATACAAAATCCCTTGTAGCGGTCGGGTTTAAATCCGTGTAGCTGCTACCTCCTGTATACTTGATTGTGTTAGGCTCTGTCATTTCTACGCCAATGTGGGTATTGTTTCCGCTTCCCTTGCTACCGCTTCCACAATGCCACCCCCTGCGATTCCAAGGCAATAACTGTAATACCGTGCCGTCCGCCTGCAATACGGCGTGTACGCATACGTTGGCACTTGCCTTATTCCAATTATTGAAAAATACGGACGCTTTCGGTTGCGGACAACCTACGGAATGTATCATAAGACCTTTTACCGTGATTGTTCGACCGCAAGTGTAGCAAGGATTTTTTGTTACAATGCTTTCTTTGATTTTCATTGTCGTAACCTCCTATGTGATATTGTTTAGGTCAATCGGAATATCCTTTGTTTCCTCCGGGTATCCCTTTTTGATTTTAATTAGGTTTTCTGCCTTGGCTTTCCAACAATACAAGGCAATAACCGTAGTTGTCGGGGTGGCTATGTAGGTAGCCAATACCCCGAATTGTGAGTAGTCCATAAGCGTTACTTTGATACCTATATACAAACCCACAAAGTAAGTAAAAAGGACTGCCACTAAGACAGCTTTTGTAAAGTTCGGTTTTGGCAGTTTCTTTTTACCGCTTTCCTGCAACTTCTTAATAAGCCTTTCTTTGTTGGCAATCCTAAATAACAGGTAAAAAATAAGGAATCCGACTATAACGCCAAGGATTCCGCATAACAGATATTTCATATTCTCTTTTTCCTCCTACTCCTGTCCGTGTGCTTTTTGGTTTATGTGCTTCTCTACTTTTTGGATTGCTTCGCTCACGGGACCGTTGCACCCCTGCTCTTTCAATCCTTTAAGACAAGCCAAAACCGCATACGTCAGTAAACATAGTTCGTCATTAAGTTCCTGCTTATGCTCTTTTTCCTCTTTCTTGATTTCTTCAATCTGCTTTGTCTGTTCTTCCTGCTTCTCAAACCACTTAAAAATCTTGTAGCCAAACCCTGCAAGGGTCGCTATTGCCCCTACAACGCCTGCTACTGCTATTAGTGTT